TTTGGTAATATACCTCGGTTATGATAAAAATTGGAATTGTCCAAAGACACTTTTTGAAGTTCTTGATATAGACGAAGATATAAAACCGTTTGTAAATGATTTTAGAATAAATATGAGAGTTTTTATGAAAGGATAATATATGGGATTCCTTGACGAACTAACTAATTCTATTATCCTTGAAGCAGAGGATAATAAGAAGAAAAAAGATACCCCTGCTGAAGATGATGATACAATGGAACCAGATGTTCCTGAAGATGGAGATGAAGTTCCAGAAGATGATGATACTCAAGAAGAACCACCAGCAGATGATACCGCTGATGACGACACCGATGACGATGTTGAACCTGATGATGGAGATGATGAAGTTCCTACTGATGACGATGATACTGATACTGGTGATGACGGTACAGATGGTGGGGATACTGCAGATGATGCACCAGAAGATGATGGAGTAGAACCTGACGAAGGTGATGATATTCCAGCTGATGATGACGGTGGGGATACTGCAGATAGAGCTGCTGATGGTGGAGATGATACTGGTGATGATATAGAACCTGATACATCAGAAGACGGTGAAGATGTACCAACCGAAGATGGAGATGATGCTCCAGATGCTGGTACTGATGATACTGGTGACGGTGATGATATCGAACCAGATTCTGGTGAAGATGGAGATGACATTCCATCTGAAGACGGTGAAGATGTACCTGATGCAGGAGGAGATGATAGTGGAGACACTGATGACTCTGGAGATGGTACAGGTGATACTGGTACTGATGATGGTAGTACTGGTGGAGACCCTAAACTAGATACTGATATCAAAGCCATTGAAGATAACCTTTTCAACAATCTAAAACCAGAACAGAAAAATATAGCAATAAAAGAACTTAAGACTAGATGGATGGATTTGTATGACCAAATCAATCGATTTATTACTAAGATCGATTACATTGCTAAGACTCCAGACAATATCAATATAGTACTACGTGTGACTAAACTTACGCAACAATTACGTGATACAGTTGAACACTATATCATTAATACGTTTGCGACTAAGTCCTATATTGAGAATAAGTCTGAACTATTTTACTCGCTGCTTATATTAGATAGACTTGTCAAACTGCTTGCCACTACAGTTAAAGAAGACGATACAGAAAAAACTGAGTGACCAGTCTGCCCTGTTTAGCTAATATAACAATATATTAAAATGCGCTAATTTGAGCATTAATGTTTAAATTAAACTATCCTGAAAGGAGACTACAAATATGCCAGTTGTAGGTAATCAATCTAGCGATGTTGTATCCAGCCGTTCTTTCCATAAAGGTGCTGAATACGAATTCGCTAATGCCATTGTAGAAATGGCGGAAAATATCGCAAGCGAAACACAAACAGACTTCTTTACTGAGTCTGCTCGTTTAATGCGTAATAAGGACGCTGCTCGTGCCCTTAAAAACTTCTTCGTAAATGAATCTGCTGATGCAGACGAATTTGCTGACAATCCAGCAGGTCTTCGTGACCACGAAATGATGATGGAACAACTTTTCGAAAACGACCGTCAAGGTATCTTGGAATATGCTTCCATCGGTTCTTACAACCCTGTAATGGGTCTTGTGTTACCTTTACACAAAAATATGATGATGAATAACGTTTTCGATAAAGGCGTTATTCCTAAAGCTGTAGCTAAAACTCCTAAGTTCACTTTGAGCATGGAAGTGCGCAAAATGATTGGTGTTGATGGTACTGAAATCGATATGTTCACAGAACAAAATCGTATTTTCGAATTGATGGAATCTTCTGCTCCTACACGTCGTGTATTCGTAGAAGTTAACCCAACTAAACCTATCATCCCTGGTGGAGCTGACGAAAAAGCTATGCGTGAATCCTTGAACTTGGCTCTTTATGGTGCTAAAGATGGTTTCAACAAAGCTTATGATGCATACTCCATTACTACAGCTATCACTGGTATCGTAATCGACGGTACTAACGCTCATGATGGCGATGCTATCGTAGTTGACTCCAAAGCTGTAAATGCTGCTGGTGAAACTTACAAAACTGTAGGCGTTAAAACTGCAACTAATACTGGTGACTTGGTTATCGCTATTAGCCCTCGTCGCTTCGAACCTGGCTATGGTGAATTAGACCGTCAAATCACTACTAAATTCAACTTCGTAAAACCTGGTACTACAGACGTAGTTGAAGGTTACATCACTGGTTACACTAAAAACAATCAATTCATGATTTCCTGTGTTGGTTCTGCTGACATCAAAGGTGTAATCATCGATTCTAAACGTGACACTTCCAACGCTATGATCGATACTCCATCCGTACGTTGGGATGCTGTAACTCAAATCGTAGAAATCCCTAATGCTAACCCTATCAACGTTCCTATTTCTCCTGAAGAAGTAAAAGACGTTCAAGCATTATACAACGTTGACCAATTGTCCAAAACTCTTGGCTTGATCAAAGACGTATTGGGTAACTACAAAGATGACAAAATCCGTAAAGAATTGGACTTGTCCTTCAAAACTATGCCTGCAGCTAACAAACTTGCAGCTACATTCGACTTCTGCCCACCAGACACTTATAACATGGATCCAGTAAACTGGAGACGTACAATGTTCATGGACCAATTAGATATGTATGTAACTACATTGCTCCAAGTATTGAACGATCCTAACGTAACTGTTTCCGTTATCGGTGCTCCTGCATTGATTCGTCGTATTACTCCAGTAGAATACACTTACCAATCCCCATCCAGCATTGGTCCTGTAGAATTGGATTACAAACGTACAGTTGTAACTTCCGACAAACGTGTTTACAACTTCGTTTCTTCCGACAAACTTCGTAACGATTCCAACTTGATCATCGTATTGAACCCTCGTAACACTGACCGTGTTATCTACACTATTTACGATTATCAATTGTACTTATCCAACGAAATCCGTAACAAACAAAACTACGCTCTCCCAGCTGTACATGCGTTTGAACGTTTCCACTTCTTCTCCTATCAACCAGTACAAGGTCGTCTTCGTATCTTGAACGCTTCCGGTCTTCGTGATACAGTTCAAAATACTAAACCTGTAACTAAAGATTACAACGAACGTTACGACATGAACGATCATGGTTTCTATGATTCCATCCGTCATGACGGTACTAAAGTTGTATCCCCAACTGGTTACCCTTACCCTGTAAAATACGACTTGGCTTCCAACCCTCATTCCTACTCCGTAGAAGCTGAATTGACTCCAGCAGCTCAAGCAGCTAAAGCAGAATTGGATGCTATGCGTGCAGCAGGTGTAACTTCTAAAGTTGAACCATTCGAATTGGATCGTGTAGTTCGTGAAACTGAAAAATAATTACCACATTCAGTAATACTATGCTGATGGTGAATTAGTATAGCATTCGTGGTTTATTTGTAAAAGAGCAGGCCTATAGACTGAGAGTCTATAGGCTCACTCTTTGTTTTCACAAGGGGATAAGAATGGATAAAGCAAAAACAAATTATGATTTTAATGATCTCTTAACTATAATTGATTCGTTAAAACAAGATGCTGATCCTGATGTCCTTCGAAACTTTGCATATGAATTAAACATGTTCTTCAGAGATGTCAAATGTGAGGGTGTCTTATACACTAATAACACAGACTTAGACTTCTTTGGTGTGTATGTACAACCAGTCTTAAAAGAAAAGGATGTATATCCTTTACTTATATCTGATTATACTACTACTATTGAGAAGTACTATGTAGAACTAGACTCTAAACTATTTAATCCATTGCTAGGTTTGACTAATAGAGAGATCCTCGCTATTATTCTACATGATATAGGTTCAATGATTAACTCATCTGGTCCAATAGATCGTGCTGTAAAAGAGATTGATTTGTATCTTGATACTACAAATGATGTACTACGTACTACAGATAATGTAAACTACGTAGCTATTCTTACATTTGGATTGAAAGACTTATTACATAAATTAACCTCAATCTTCACGGCGGACTTGACTAGCAACGTTGCTATTGATGACTTTATTATGTCTTGTGGGTTCATTAACGAACTTAATAGTGCTATTAGTAAACTCAAAAAGTTTGGCTACTTAAACATGTTCTCCGAAGGTGGTTCTCCTTCTGCGATTATTGCATGGACAATCCGGATCTACAATGATATCAAAGGTCAACGTATCCGTACTATACGTTTACTACGTAAAGCTGCTTCTTACACTCCAGTACGTTTAGTTAAACGTGAAATGAATCATATGATTACTGCGTTATCTAGAATTGATGATTCTTCTATCTTAGAATCTGTATTTGACGACGTTAAAATGAAATACCAAAGTATGACCAAGAAATTCACAATGTCTTCTATTAAAGACATTGAGGAAGACTATTATGATTATGCTGTCACTCTTCAAAACGTTAATGACGAGGACGATGCTCTATTACTCTTGCATAGAATTAATAGTCGTATGAGCGTTATCGATGGTATTCTTAATGACGATAATCCTCAAATCTCTGACAGAGAACGTAAAGCATTCGCTGATTTATATGAACGATATAACAAATTGCGTAATGACGTTGTAGCTAAGAAAGTATATAAACGTAACTATCGACGTATTTATGTAAACTACGGCGAAGATGACTAATAACAAAACAGGTTCTACCATAGAGCAATGCTCTATGGTAGCCTATTTTTATCTAAGTAGGAAATTATAACTAGTATAACACATTCGTAATCAAAATTAAGTTAGATTTTCTATAGGAGGAAACTTAAAATGGCTCTAGGACAATCATTATTTAACACACGTAAAGCTGGTAATGGTAGCAACAATCGTTCTGTAAACGTATACTGTGGTTATCGTTTCCGTATGCCAGATGGTAACAAGGATAAAGCACCTACTGGTATTGATATTTCTTATTGGAATAATATGCTTAAACTTACTATTGCTCATTTAGTTAAATCTAATGGTAACAATGGTGAGTACTATACAATGGACCGTGATAACCGTGCTGATGCATTCTTGACACCAGTTAAAGCACGTATCTTAGCTAATGAACTTCGTAAGTTTATTGATGCTGATGGTGCTATTAAATCTGCTGGTGTAACTACAGGTAAAACACTTGTAACTGTATCCACTGGTGAAGAATTCGAAGTAGCTAAAGCAGACTTCCCATGCATTACAATTCGTAAGTTCTCTGATGATGCATCTAAAATTGAAATGGAAATCTTCTATGAAATCAATGCTGATTACTATTTCGGTGTACACAACTTCAATCGTGATGATATGGATGGTGAACACAATACAGATGATTACAAATATATTGAATTAGAAAACTTGATTACTATCTTAGAAGACTTCTATAATGGTATGGCTTATGGTGGTGCTTATGCATCTGCTCGTGCAGTATATGACTACTCTCCAGTTGGTAAATTATTGAATGATTTATCTGGTGATGGTAATAGTTCTTCTGGTTCTAATACTATGAATAACTCTGGTGGGTTCTCTAATGGTTCTTTAGATGACTTATAATAGATAGAAAAGATATAGGGAATGGTCTAAGACTATTCCCTATTATCCTATGAGGTATTATTATGTCTGAAATAAAAGCAATCTTTGAATTTGAGATGCTATTTGATTTGGATTATACATTAGCGACTCTAATACAAAGATATTATGGCAAATCTAAATACTTTGACACAGTATTAGAAGAAGATCCTATAAGTCTTAGATTGCTTCTTCTTACTAGAACAGAGAAGAATCCTATCTATATACTACTTAAACCAGAATATAGAGATTCTGCTGATTCTTTATATGAAGAACTTAAAGAAGAGTTCTCTATGGAACTGTATCTCAGACGTAATATATACTTTACAGAATTTTATAAGTTCTTTTCTGTATTGATTAAGTCTGATGGTGCTGTAGCTGATATCGGGGTTATAGTTAATAATAAGAAAGAAGAAGCTATTGTAAGAGAACTATCTCCATTGATTAGAGTATTTGATTCAAAAGAGATAGCTCGTAATGATTATGATGCTTTATATATAAAAGATAAAGATACAGTTGGACTTATAACCCCTAGGGTTGAGGGAAAGACTATATTTTTAGCTAATTATGGATTCAATCTAACCACCATAGGTGAAGAAGAAAGTCCTGACTTAGAATTTATGGAAGAGTATAGTGATGATAATGCAATATTTACAGTAGACCTATATTCTTCAGTGGTTAAACCTGTATAAATTAAGGAGGAAGAAAGATGCAAATTCTTTCTAATATCGTATCTAAAGATAGTCTACACGAAACTAATCTTAAAACGTTAAAGATTATCCGTGATTCTATATTAACTTCTTTTGGTCCTTATGGTAGTGCTACTCAGATTATGCAAACTGACGCTACACCTAAGTTTACTAAAGATGGTAATACTATTCTTAAGAATATTAAATTCTTAGGTCAAATCGAAAGTAGTCTAGCAGACATTATGGTTGATTTGACTAATAACGTTGTCAAAGAAGTAGGTGATGGCACCACCTCTGCAACACTTCTTGCATACAACATTTACAAACGTTTTGTTACCAAAGAAGAACCTAACTTCATGGCAACAAATGGAGCGGGAAATATCAAGATTTATGATGACGAGCTTAATAATGTACCACCAGTTATGATTGAACGTACATTCAAAGCTATCGTAAAAGAGATTAATGAACTTATTGTATCTCGAGCTAAAGAAGCTACTCCTGATGATATGTATCGTATTGCTAAAATCTCTACTAATGGTGATGAAGACTTATCTCTTATCATCGCTAATATCTATAAAGAGATGGGTAATGAAGTATTTATCACAGTTAAACACTCTTCTATCGATGAAGACTATACTCGCACATATGACGGTATGACTATTAATACTGGTTATGGTGATAAAGTCTATGTAAATAACAAAGAAGGATTTGCTGAACTAAACCACCCACAAATCTACTTCTTTGAAGACCCTGTAGATACACCAGAAATGATTGGTTATGTACAAAATATTATCATGCGTAATATCATGGATCCAATCAAAGCTAATGATATTAAGGGTATGATTCCAACAGTAATTCTATGTCCTAGAACTACTCGTGATATTGATACTACAATGGATGCTGTAACTGAAGCTATCTATAAATATCGTTCTGCTGGTATTCAAATCCCATTCTTATTTGTACCTAATATTACAGATAAGAATATGATTCTTGACTTAGCTCGTCTATGTAATGCTACGACAATCAAGAAGTATGTAGACTTGTCTATTCAAGAAGAAGAACAAAAACAAGGTCTTGCACCAACTAATGAAACAGTACATGATTTCTTTGGTTGTGCTGATGCTGTAATCTCTGATTTCAGTAAAACTAAGATTATTAATCCTTGTGAAATGTACAAACAAGGTACTACAGAATATAGTGACTTATATCAAGGTATGATTGACCATGCTGAACGTGAAGTTGCTGAAGCTAAACGTGATGGACAAGATGTAAATACTCTTGGTACACTTAAACGTAGACTTAACTCTCTTAAGGCTAATACATTAGACTTATATATTGGTGGGTCTACCCAAGAAGAACGTGATAATCGTTTTGATGCTGCTGAAGATGCTGTATTAAACTGTATGTCTGCAGCTATCCATGGCTTTGGTTATGCATCTAATCTTGAAGGGTTATTTGCCGCTCAGGATGTATATAAGAAATATGGTAATGCTTTTGATGAAAACCCTACATTAGAAGCGGCTATCTCTTCTATTATCTATAACTCTTACTTAGATCTTGTAGCATTATTATATGGCACTAAACGTTCTGAAATTCATGAAAGTTATAGTGAATATGAATATCAAGGTATTGTACATCAAATGATGGTTGCTGCTCTAGGTGGTGAAGATAAACTATTACCTAGAATGCCTATTGATATTACTACAGGTGAACGTTCTGAAGACGTAGTTACTTCTATTCGTTCTGACATTGCAGTATTGACTATCATTTCTAAATTGATGACTATTCTTATCACATGTAATCAGTTCTTAACTCCAGAGGCTTCGAATAATATGTATGACGCTATACGTGAAATTGAAAAGAAGAAATCTGAAGAAAAATAAATAAACGAACAGCTATCAAGGTTAGGGTCACTGACTCTAACCTACGGTAGTTTATGATGGAGAATTATTATGGCTAAAAAGATAATGACTCTACGTCAATATATTAAGAACCCATCTGGTACAGGTGCATCATTTGCTGGTAATAGAACGGCATTGACATCTATGTACTCATTGAAGTTCTTTAAGGTATTAGTAGACTACAATAATAAGATTGAATACTCTGCCATAAAAGATAAACAAGGCAACTTCTGGTGTATTATGAAGATACCATCAGAGAATATCCCTAGATTCTTTTATGACGTTATATATAAATTCTCTCCAGTTAAAGCTGGTGATGAGCATGATACTAAGCTAGAAGATTACAAAGTACAATTCTTTAGTAATGACCCAGCTTTTACATACACATTCTCTTATGCATACCATAAGAATGGTTTAACTATTCCTGAACTAGAGAAGAAGTATAGTTCAGAAGCTATTAGTGATAAACCTAAAACAACTAACCCTAATCTAGTAATTAACTATGCTAAGATATTATACTTTGGGTATTTGACTATCAATAAGTATAAGCTTACTGATAAGGGTAAATATAAAGATGGTACAGTAAATCTCAAAGAGATTACTGATGCTGAGACTAAGATTGCTGAACGTGTAAAACAGCAAAAGAAATATGGTACTAAGACTAAACGTACCACTTCTAAAACAACAGGGAAATCTACTGCTCGTGGAGATCGTGGTTCTTCTAAGACCATAGGTAATACAAAGAGAGTTGGAATTAGTAAAGCAAGTAAGTCAATACGTAGCACAAAATCAACAAAATCTGTCAAACGAAAGTAAGATATAATGATATATTATATCTGTGCACGTATTAGGGAGGTTAATATTAAATGCAAGCATCTGAGAAACTAAAAGATTACAGAATGTCGATGTTTACCAAACTACCATTTGAGGTCGAAAGTAAAGTACTAGACCCAAATAAGTTAACTATGGAGGTGATAAAACCGCACTTATTTGTAAAAGGCAGTAATAATATTCCTTTGGTGGATCGATGGGATCCACTACCAGAAGATGAGATTGTAAAGAAAATACCTTCCGCTTTATATATGCCTATAGCTGAGAAGTTAGGACAAGATCCAGAATTAAACGTGCATCTGGATATCTTTAACCTAAAATCTAAACGAGGCTATAGCATACCTAAGGCTAATTTTGACATGCAGGAGCACTTTTGTAAGTATATCAATTACTTTGAAAAGTTCTATGATCCTGAGCATGAGTTATTAGCAGCATATGCATACATCAAAGCAACTATGGATGCATATCCGCAATATAACAAAGCCAATCTAGAATGGGATATCAGACGATTGATATTGGATTCTAATATTGGTAAGAAAGTTAAAGAAATGAATGATGCTAACTGTGTATTAGAGCTTCGTTCATTCGATGGTGAAGGACGTAATATTGTATTAAACTATAATAACCAACACGTCCATGCTATGATGGAAGTAAGTCTATTCCAAGTAATACTTATTCCATTATTAACACACTTTGCATTTCATAGACAAGTAGCTAATATTGATGAGTTCTTAATCTACTTCTACAATATTCTTCTTCGTGAAATGCATCCAGAAATGGATTTGGTTAACAAGTTATATCAAACAGTAATGAATGGTGTAATGGTTAACTATAAACGGAATACTAAGTTATGGGTTAAGTTGGAGATTGCAGCTGTTGGTGTACATGAACAAGCAGCCAATATCTTAAACAACGTAATCATTCAGTTATTCCCTAAATACACATACATCAGAAACGTAGTTCACTTTAACCATACTAGTATCGAACAGACATTGAGCTTTAAGATAGTAGATGGTAAGTATGATTATGTCTTCAATAGATTTAATCATGATAAACGTGATGATGAAAGCAGTAGTGACTTAGATATCTTTGAAGCTCATATGAGTAAAAGAAATGAGTCATTACTATTACATAACCAAGTTAACTATGAACGGGTTATGGAAACTATTGATAATGAGTTTGGTCCATTTGACCCTGAAGAAATAGCTTATTATCAAAAAGAGTTATCTAAAGATGCAGTATCTCCAGTAAATGAGCTACAACGGGAATTAGTTAGCTATCTATTCTTAAGATACTTTGGAGATCCATCTGCATTAAAGTCTTTGACTCTAACTGGTTATATTAAACTTATTATAGCTAGTAGAAAAATATTATGCGAAAAGGGCCTATATACTATGGCAGCTATTCTATCTGGTAAAGTAGTTAAACGTGTAAATCGTAACTCAGTAAATAAGAAAGAATCTACTAAGATTCAATCTTCTCCTGAGTATAGAAAGCTTATTGACAGATATAAGAGCGAGAAAACCGAGAACTATATTATGGCTCTTTTAGCAACTATCCTATCATCTAAGTTCACATGTATTGATTATCATAATCAAGAGAATACTGGTGCACCTATCATGTCTAACTCTGATGTGATCAATGATGAGTTCTTACGTTATGTATTGATGATTGGATAGATTTCAGAATGCTAATTGTTTTATCGTAAAGGAGAATCCTATTATGTATGGAAAACTATTTGAAAGTGACGACTATATTAGCGACGTTGTTAGAAGATGTCGTGGTTTTAGAGAATTCGTTAGAAATGAAATCTTAAAAGGTGTCGGAGGCCATAGTAGTGCCTCTGGTACTGATGAAGACGGTGAACCTATACAATACATTGGTACAAAGAAAGTATTAATCAAAGGTAGTGTATTAGAGTTCATTGACAAAGTATATTGGTTAACTTATCATATTGAACGGTTTATTATTTGGAATACACCAGCTAACCCTAGATACAAAAGTCTAAAAGTTGCTATAGATAATATCCCTGGTGGAAAATTTAATAGTAAAGAATGTTTTAGACTAGCAGATGAAGCAGTAAGCTTCTTTGTAAAATATGATGAAGCATATAAAGATACTGATGATACAGCACCTATCGCTATCCTAAAAGCAAAAACTAGACAACAACTAACTGCGTTATCTAATATATTTGTGGATAGAAGGAAATCAAGATCAGTAACTGATAAACTAGAGCAATTAGACGATGTAATTGGTAGTAGATATAACGATTACAATGATGCTAGAGATCTTATCAGTGAATACTGCTGTTTCTTATATGAATATATTAATGACGTATATGACGATGATTTTACTAGACTACTAGACTTCCATGTTGGTGATATAGCATACTGGCCTACAGGGGTAGATTATAGAACTGGTGATAACTTCAAATATTCTGATATGGATAAAGATGAGGTAGATGGGCCATCAACTATCAATATCAAAGAGATTGACACTTTTAGTATTCATAAAGTGTTAATGATTCTAAATGATATACGCTATGAAAGCTTTGAAGAATTTATTAAAGCTATGGCAGATACCATGAGTGATTGTCTTGGTAAAATAGATGCGTCTCAAATTACTGATGCTTTGCATGATTACCGTGTACAAGTTATGAAAAAATTCCCTAATGTAGAGTTTGATGTGTCTTCTGACGAATTCGAAAGAGTTATAATGACTCTTCAACGAGTTATCAATAATTTGTATAATCCTATGCTAGTTAGTATTATTGATAAAGAAAGTTGGTAATGATCATGCATTATAGCTATTTTGATAAACAGACTGCTATTGATAAGAAAGTAAAGACTGCATTAAAGACTTTATCATACGTAATGGATGAAAATCCATTTACAGTTACAGCAGAAGATGATATCCATTGTAGATTTACATCCAGAGGATCTACAAACGATAATATCTTTCTTATTTGTGAAAAAGAAGTCGGTAATGCTATACGTGAAGACATTGTAGAGATAACTTCTGAGATTGAAGTGTATCATGCTCTAATAGACTCCATTAGATTTCTTGATTACATCAATCTATTCTATGATGATATAGATGCATACTCAAGCGGTGTAGCTTACGACTTACTATATGATCTATTTAGTGATTATGGTAGAATAAGATTCCTATCCAAGGATAGAAAAGATATTACATTTAAAGATATCAGTGACATATTAACTAATGCTGAAAAGTTTATACTGGCAGCATATAATGTAGATATCTCTGATAAACTAGAAGATGCTCATAAAGCATTATTAGATCTTGATATCATATATACGGAGGCTAGTAGATAATGAGTTACAGTAAATTAGCAGAGATTGCACAAATTGAATCGTCTTTTGATGATTATGCTAGTGATATTCTAGATCTATTGGAAGACCTATTGAGTATTACAAAAGATGGTGATACTTATGAATTCAAAACTACAGTTAATAGATTAGTTTTGACTAATTTCAAAGGACATGAAGAAACAGTAGAATCGTATACTAAGTCTTTATATAGACTTTGTAGATTTAAAGCTCTTATTCGGTATAGTTTTGCCGAAGGAGCATCTTCATTATGCATATTAGACGTATTCTTTAATGACGACTTCCCTGGTGAAGGTGTTACATTCCTTACACTATGTCAAGATGTACTTGATGTAGTAGACTGGATTGCTAAAGAATATGACTATAAGGTAAATGAATCTAATGCAAAAGTGTTAATTAATTTATTTGAGTGCTTCAGTAAGGCATTTGATAAACTACGTTAAGAATCAATCGAGGTAAAAAACATGAAATTCACAGAAAGATTAAAATTGGTACAAGACAAAATAGGTAGTATAATCAATGAGTTATATTGGGACTATGAATGCAGTCAAGGCAGTGTATTTGAGTTTGAATATAATGGTGAAATCTATCGACCAATAAAAGATGATTGGTGGACATATTCAGACAATGGTGTATGGTATGATGCAAAGATAGACTATACTATTACTAATGAATCTCTATATGTGATTGGTTATCTATTTGAGTACTTTGAATACAATCAACTATATGAAATCTTTTCTGATTTAGAAGATTTCTTAGATAAAGAATATCATGTTAAAGAGCTTGACCTAAATAAGGTTGGGGAAGGTATATTAGAAATCCGTGAAGGTATTGAGAAGAAATTCCCTGGTGCTAAATTTACTAATAATGCGGATGCTATGATTAAAGGTCTCCAATCTATTCAACGTATTTTAGATAGTACAATCAGTAAATACGTTGTATGGATGATCAAAGAAGCATAAAGATAAAAGGTTCAATGATATGGACATCTATAGTTTAAAAGAGCTATTGAAAGATAGCATACAGGGCTCAATGTTTGCAGCCCAAAGAAAAGAACTAGTAGCTAGATGTCCATATTGCGGACATACGTCTAGTGCTAGTAAGAAGCATTTATATATTAGTGTCCAAGAAGACAAACCTATAATGTATAACTGCTTCAAATGTAATGAACGTGGTATAGTTGATCAAGAGATCTTGATGAAACTTGGTGTAAGAGATATCAATACAATCAAAGAAGTTAATATCTATAACCAGGAAGTAAGAGAGAACTCTGATCACTCCACGTATACTAAGAAGAGAAACTATTCTAGTATAAACTACAATAAGCTGTATGATAATTTCATGCAAAGTGGTAATAAGCTACCTAATGAGATTATACAGAAGAAACTTGATTATCTTAATGGTCGTTTAGGATTGAACTATCCTATACAGAGATATATAGATAGTCGTATAGTATTTGACTTATCAAATGATGCTATATATTATAAGATACGTAAGTATAAGAGAATGACTGATGATGATTTCGTTATACTCAATAATGAGTATATTGGATTTGTTACAGCAGACCAATCCGGAATAGTTCTACGTCATATTTATGATAATGAACTTCCCAGATACATTATAATCAATATGTCTGGGAACGATGAAATGGTTAAAAGCTATACAATCCCATGTTGCCTTAGTATACCCACTGGGCCTATTAAAATTCATCTCTCAGAAGGCCAATTTGATATATTGTCCATATTCTTTAATGTACGTAATCAAGAACCTGGTATATATTTAGCTACATCTGGTTCTAACTATATATCAGCTATACAATATCTAGCTAGTAGATATGGTCTATTCAATATGGAATGGCATTTCTATTTTGATAATGATGATGCTGGTACAATATCCAAAGAAGTCACTAAGTCTTATATCAAAAGACATGGATTCTACTTCACTGGAGATGTATATTTCCATAGTAATAAGAAGAAGAAAGACTTTGGTGTACCATTAAGTGATATCGATGAAGAATGTGAATTATTCTAATCCAGTATGGGGATAATACCTCATACTGGGTTTATTTTTTGTCTTTAACAGATAGGTAATCGTACACAAGGAGGAATAACTATGGGTAAAATAGCCAATAAGACCTATATCAATACTGTCAACTCAATGACAAATAGTATGGTCGATAGAATTGATAATAACTTCTATACATTCATAGATAAGGCTCCGACTACAGTAACGTATTATAATATCAATACTGAAAAGACAACTATCGATGAAGGTACAGCTATGATGTATAGCTATACTGATAAAGATAGTAGCATTAGATTTAATAAGATCAATGATGTAGTATTATTTGGTATAGATAGAATTGCCATAGATATTGATGCTGGTGATTTTGGTGCTGAAGGTAGTTCCGTAGAAGGAGATGCTTACTTAGTACCTAATGCGTTCAAACCATTCCCTCAAGACTATTTCATCATTAACCATATGAAAGATAAAGCTGTATTTAAGATTACAGCTGTATCTTTAGATACTATGCCTAATGGTGCTAATATGTATAAGCTTAGCTATAAACTAAGTCTTATGGATGCAGATACTACTGAGCTAGATAACTTAGCTACAGATGAGTATGAAATGGTTGTCGGTAACCAAGGTACTAACCTATCTATGCTTATTAGAAGCACAGACTATGATTATATCACTAGATTAGAAAATATCTGTAATAGTTTGAGAGCTATCTTTAGAAGCTACTTCTATAGTGATAGAACTCAAGCATATATCTTTAAGTATGATGATCGTAATTTCTATGATCCTTTCATGATAGAGTTTATATTACGTACTGATTGTATGAACTCTCCAGAACTACCATACTTATTTATGGATCACCAATTATATATGCCACAGACTTTCCCATTAGACTATAAGCGTACATTCCAGTATGCTGTAGAGAAAGGTAAAGTCGATGTACTATGTAATCCAAATCTTAATGCTACATTAGTTACAGACCAAACTTCTATGCTGGCTAGATGCTTAGAAGAATATTATTACGTACATTTGTATAGACCTGGTGCGTATTATCCTATCAGTGCTTATGATGATGATACTGTAAGACGTATCCAACAAGCAGATGCTTATGATAGAACAGAACCTGGATTCTATAAGAATATTCTTATAGAGTATTTCTTACGTAGAAACGATAAACGTTTCACTGAAGAAGTTCTAAGAGAGCTAGAAGAATTCAATTATGATAGACCTCTAAATGAACTATTCTACTATTTACCAGTGATTATCTATATCTTAATGGATAAATGTAATCTACTTAGTACAGATATAGCTAAAAGAGGGTAAGTCCAACATATTCATAATTTCATAGTCCTTATGGAGGTTAAAAAATATGAATGATTTAGACCGATTCTTCCTAGAGGATCTAGAAGGTGAACTATTTCTAGACGTTCTAAGCGAAGATACTACATTGGATCTATTAATCGACGATACACATCGTGGTGATGTTGATGTAGATCCTGCAAGTGATGACTACACAGCTAATTACTTAGATGATGTAGATGATAACAATCTTGATCGTGTTATTGATGGTGAAGAAATCGATGATGACGACGATTACGATGATGATTATGATGATTTTTATTAAAAAAGGAGCTTTGTAACAATGGCTGATGTAATTAGACAAGACTTAGACCGTGATGCTACTGCTGTAATTGATATTGTTAAATCTGGTAGTGCAGATGATCATGTAGTTGATAATGTTATTGATACTGTAACTGATGCTATCTCTGATGTAGAATTAGATGATACTCATAACGATGGTGATGACATTGATGCAGTTGAAGGTTTGGAGCCTCAAGAAATCGATATCTATGCTGATGATGAAAATGATGCAGCTGAAATCGAATTAATGAATGATGCCGGTACAGAAGACGACAGTGACTCTGATGATGAAGGTGTTACTGAAGAAATCGTTGACGCTGTACAAGAAGCTATGTCTGAACTAGAAGACTTTTAATTTTTTACAAAAAATAAAACAATTATGTAGAAGAGGCTGCGAACCTCTTCTACACATTGTTTTGTTTAGAGTATTATGGTTCTAATCCTTCGATAAAGGATAAGCAGTCCATATACTCATTATGAGAATAGTTTTTTGAATTACCATTCTCATAATTGTGTACCACAGATAAAGCTAATCTTACTTTTAGCGCAAAATTAGCTTTATAACCTGCGTTGAGATTAAAATATCTCATTTGTGCTCCTGTCATAGGATCACCTCCTTTGACGGTGGAGAACACACCGTGTATGGTTATATTTAGATACAGCTATTTGCGGTAGCTGTATCTACCATACACAATTATAGTATGCAGTTATAAAATAGTTTACTTTATAAAAAATAATGGTTCATGGGTAGATGAGTGAACACCTACCCATGAAGGTAGTCAAACTACCTTACACCATATTTGTCCATCAGCCTAGCTGATGCACCTCCTCTAACAGGTAGAGGAGATGGGTGTTGTAAAACACCAAACTTATCGATGTATGGAATTGATTCCGATTCGATTCTCATACGATCAATGTCTGGGACTAGTTTACACCAGTCCAACATTTTCTCTCTTTCTGACGTCATAGGATCACCTCCTTTGACGGTGGAGAAACACCGTGTATGGCTATATTTAGATACAGCTAATTCCGATAGCTGTATCTACCATACACATTTATAGTATGCAATTGTAAAACAGTTTACTTTAACGAAAAGAAATCCCTGTATAGGCAATGCCTATACAGGGTATTTTTGTGTTTCTTATCGATAGTCGTATTGTTTTTGGATATCATTAGGAATATAGAATCCTAATGCTTCAGATAATACCATCATAGTTAGTGTAGCTTCACAAGCTGCTGTGATTTTATCCATATCTAATGTACCAGATTCAGTAATCATACCATAACCTGGATTAGCTAAAGCTTTCTTAGATAGGTCACGAACCATAGCTTCATATAAACCTACTTTACGAGTATCCAAACGTTTCTTAATTTGCAATCTACCACGTTGGATAGTAGATTCTTTAATCTCTTCTTCCTCTTCAGCATTAGCTGCTTGGATAGTTGCAACTTTATCTTCTACGTTTTGTAATACATCTTTGATGTGTTCTTTATCTTCGATATTAGCAATGATGAATTGTTCAATACCATTAGCTACATGAGTTTTTACAGAATCACCAATGTCTTGGATTTCT